TTTATTAAATTTTGGAAGTGTCGTAACAGCAGTTGGTGGAGGATTTCTTGGTTTTGGATCTGTAATTTTAACTATATTAAAACCACTTGGAATGCTTATACAAAGATTTGGTGCTTTAGGTGCTGCTGTTTTGGCATTTTTAGGAATTGACAAATTTGGTGAATGGTTTAAAAATTTAGGCAAAGAAGGAAGCGAAAGCCGTAATGAGCTTGAAGCTTTCCGTAAAGAAATGGCAGCATTAAAAGGTGGACTTGACCAAACTGCAGGAACTCCTGCACCAATTTTCTTAGATCCAAAAGCCATGCTCAAAACTCGTCAAGAGTTAGAGCAAATCACAATCAATTATCAACGCCAAAATTTAGAATTACAAAAGCGTCTCCAATTTGAAGGAGAACAAGTTGGCTTGACCGAAAGACAAAAAGCAGTAAGACAAGCACTATTTGATTTAGAAAACAATTATCTAAATGAAGTTAGCCGTCTAACTGACATGTATCGTGAGAAGTCACAGAGCAAAAACAAAGAAGATCAAGCATCTTTACCAATTATTCAAGAGCAAATACAACGTGTAACTCAATCTTATCAAGCACAAATTGGTGTGATTAAAGATTTAATTGTTGCCAATTTTGACAAGGCAGAAATAGAACGTCAAAATCTAGCATTAAGTGAATTCAGTATACGCACACAAATAGATGGGCAAAGAAAACTTCGCGAAATACAAGATGACATTGCCAAAACTGGCATGAGCGAAATACAACAAAAATATTATGATATTGCACGTGCCAGTGAAGACAGTGCCCGCAGTGCCATTGAAGCAGAAAACAGCAGACGTCGTAGTTTAAAACTTGCTGAAATGACTGCTGATGAAGAACGTCAATATTATGAACGTGCTGCACAATCTAATAATAGATTGGCATCTGCACAAAAACAATTGTATGAACAGAGTAGAACATTCCAATCAGGTTGGAATCGTGCATTTAAACAGTATATTGATGATGCTACAAATGCAGCCAAGCAGGCAGAACGTTTGTTTAGTATAGCGTTCAAAGGTATTGAAGATGCATTAGTGGATTTTGTTAAAACAGGTAGATTTGAATGGAAAAACTTTGTTGCGGATATCACTGAAGAATTATTGCGCAGTCAAATACGTCAATTATTAGGCAGTTTTGCTGGAGCATTGGGATTAGGTAATCTTGGTGGTGGACTTGGTGGTGTGGTTGGCACAAGTCCGACTAATCCCATGTATGTTATAGATGTTGGCGCAACTGGTCGCGGAGGTGGTGGCGCCCTACCATTTGGCAACAATCCTTTAATCAGTGGTGGCGGATTTGGCGGTGGCATGAATCAAAGTGTTGGATTATTTGGCACATTAACTAATGCAGTTAGTGGCTTATGGAATTTCGGTAAAAGTATTGTTGGTGGTATTGGTGATTTATTTGGTGGCTTTTTTGCCACAGGCGGTATGATTCCACCAGGACGTTACGGTATTGTTGGTGAACGTGGACCAGAATATGTAAGTGGTCCTGCATCAGTAACACCTATGCAACCCATGCAGGTTACGTATAATATTAATGCAGTTGATGCAATGAGTTTCAAGGCATTAGTAGCACAGGATCCTGCATTCATACACGCAGTGGCCATGCAGGGTGCTAAGAGCATACCAGGGAGATATTAACGATGTCATTTCAATGGATCATAGATAGTGCTGAAACACTCAGCATTAATAGAAAAAAGATGGTTGCACAAACTACCACACGTAATGGTATTGTGCGCAGTGTCAGCAGAGGCACACTACCTAAACGTATAGAAGTAAAACTTCCAGATGGAATAGCATGGACTACATTGCGCACCAATATTGCTGCGGCAGAAGCATTAGATCGTATTACTACAGCTACTATCAGCATACCATATGCTAAATTTCCTTGGTATTATGGCAATGTTGCGCCGCCAAGCAATGAAAGTTACACTGTGCGTTGTGTAGAATTTCCAGAATGGATTATATTTGCTCGTGATCAAGTTAGCTGGAGCGGACCTTTTGTATTTGTTGAGGTATTATAATGCCTATTGATCTTTCATCTTATAGTAATATTGATGTTGGCACATTTGTTAAAATGGTCTGCACAAAATACAAAGCCAATCCTGGTGATAGTTTTAGCACACAGACCATGTTATTCAGTGATTATCCTACCAGTGTGACCGTAGACGGATCTACATTTTTAGGTCTTGGTCGTTTATTAGGTGTTACAGATTCTAAAAGCGAACTACGTGGCACTAACAATGAACTCACTGTTACTATCAGTGGAATACCAAATAGCAGCATTGCTGAAATCATTAATAGTAAAATTAAAGGCAGCACAATCACAGTTTATCGAGGAATTATTAATACATCCACTGGGCAATTATTAAGCATCAGTGGTAATCCTGTTATTCGTTTTAAGGGCATAGTAACAAATTATTCACTACAAGAAGAATATGATGTAGTTGCTAGACAAAGCATGAACATGATTGTAATGACCTGTGCCAGCACATTAGATGTGTTGGGCAATACTGCCAGCGGACGCAGAACAAATAGTCAAGACATGAAAAAATATTATGCTACAGATGTTAGTTTTGATCGTGTAACGGCATTGGAAAAAGCCAATTTTAACTTTGGAGCTGCTGAATGAGTTTTATAGACAACATCATTAGTTTTGGCAGCAATGTTTTAAACTTTTTTGGTAACAATAGCATTGGTAGCCAACTGGCTAAAACAGCATTATTGGGTTATGGTCTTAATCAAATTACCAAAAGTATCAATAGAGACAATGAGCAATCTACGCAAGGCACACCTGCTGGCACAAGAATACAATTTAGACCAGATACAGAAAATAAAATTCCTGTAGTTTATGGTAATGCATTTTTAAGCGGTATGGTTGTAGATGCTGTATTGACCAACAGCAACCAAACTATGTTTTATTGTCTTGCTCTTTGTGAAAGAACTGGTGTAAAACAAAGTGACAGTCAACAGAGTGTGATTACAGTAAAAGATGTTTATTGGAACGATGAAAGAATACAATTTAAAACAGATGGTATCACAGTGGATTTTACTGTAGATAGAACTGGCATACAAAATCCCAATCCCAGCGGTCTAGTTAAAATATATCTCTACAACAATGGCAGCACAGGACCCATTGTTCCAGAAGCATATACTAATGCTAGTTTAAGTCCAGCATATTCAATAATGCCTAATTGGACCAGCAATCATGCCATGAGTCAATTGGTTTTTGCCATAATTAGAATAGATTACAACAAAGAAAAAAATATTACCGGCTTACCTAAAATAGATTTTCATCTCAGCAACACAATGACACTACCAGGTGATTGCATGTATGATCTTATGACAAACCCACGTTATGGTGCTGGTATTGATTCTTCGGAGATTTCAATATCATGAACACTATTCAAGATCTAAACAATTTTGGTAACACATCTGTGAACTTTACTGATGATAGAACACCTGATGTTATTTTTGATAAACCATCATCAGTAAATGGTTCTATATCTGTTAATTTTACCAGTGGTGGTGCTCCCAATCATCAAGTGCCTGTGGGCATCAACATTAGAGAATTTATTAGACCTGATGTTGCATTGCCAACATACACCATTGATCTCAGCGCAGCAAGTGGCAGTGCAACATTGACATGGCCGTCATTGCCTGTAGGTATTACTGCATCAACACCCAGTGCCAATGTCTATAGACTCAGTGGATTTACATTGGTATCACAGTGGAATACTGTGAAAAGTCCCACAGTAGTGATCAATCCAGCATATTCAGGAACATTTCAATACACAGCCACAATCACTTGGAGCAGCACAGAAACAATGACTTGGACTGTAAGTGTCAGTGCAGAAAATACTGGCATTATTAGCCTTGCAAGAAGTTCAACCACTTATTCCAATTATCAAGAAACATTAGTAGTTGGTAGTCCATTGATCACAGACCTATCAGCTAGTGGCACTGGCACGTATACTTTGACGGTAGTCCCAAATCCCACAAGCGCAGTTAGTCTAATGAGTTCAAATGGTAGACAGGTATGGACAGTATCACAGACTCTAAATGATCCTGACAGTCCAGACAATGGCAATTATGCAAGTTCTGCTATGATTCCTAGTGGAGGTTATGTGGCCTTGGGAAAACCAAGTTCAGATACTCCATTTAATGGTGAAATTAACATTTACACAGGCAGTGCTGGCACTTACACTTATCAAACTACACTAAGTCCCAGCGGAGAACCTTCAGGCACACTTAATCTTGGTTCCGGTGTAGCCTTTGACAGCACTGCCTCCACATTGGCTTCACCATCAAATGGTCATGGATACACCTTTGTGTTTACACGCAGTGGCAGTTCTTGGACACAACAGGCCAAGATCAATACTGGTTTGACCAAAGGCAGTGGTGGGTCAAATGGCATTGTATTAAGCAGTGATGGTAACACACTTGTGGAATGCCAAACTGGTGATGTTTTTAACACATATGGCAAGGCCAAAGTTTACACTAGAAGCGGATCTACATGGAGTGAACAGAATTCAAATTTAACGACCACTGATGCATTTAACACTGATTTTTTTGGTGATAACATTGTGGCCAGTAGTGATGCCAATACTGTGGCGATCAGTGCCAGTTACTATAACAAACGTTTCCAAACATCATCTATCAATGGTGGAAGCATAAGCACTGCACAAAATAAATTTGGCACTGCCAGTTTACGTTTACAAAATACACTATCAACCACACAGTTTATGCTGTTACCTGAAGTGCTTTTTAGAGGATTTTATCAATGGGGTGATCATCCTAATGCATTAGATGGCTGCATTGAAATGTGGTTTAGAGCAGATGTCATTAATGCAGGTTATCTATTTAGAATGCCTGGTGGTTCCACTGACGATGGATTATTGATTTCTAGTGGTATTCTAAGTTATCGAAAAAGCAATGCTGTTAGAATATCAGGAAGCACAGTAATTTCAACAAACACATGGAATCATGTGGCTTTGGTGTTTAAGGCCAACGGAGATCATAAACTATTTTTAAATGGCACACAAGAAGGATCAATTTGGGCTGGCGCTAATTTAGGTGATTATCCTTATTTTGGTGTGGGCAATCCAATGATAATTGGTGCTACAAAAAATTCTAGTGGCCAATTTTCTAATGGCTTCAACGGCTATATTGATGAACTTCGAATCAGCAAAGGAATAGTAAGGTATGATTCTACATTTACCCCTAGTGCTACAGCATTTACAGAAGATCAGTATACTTTGGGCCTAGCACATTTCAATGAAGCTAATGGATCAACAACAACTAGTGGTCTTGGATTTACAGCAAATGCTGGAGCAGTTTATGTGTTTACACGCAGTGGCAGCACTTGGACACAACAGGCCAAATTAGAATCACCAACACCAACAGCGTCTGATCGTTTTGGTGAACACATTAACATGCTCAGTGATGGAAATACCATCTATGTGGGTTCAGGCACTAATACCTATGTGTTTACACGCAGTGGCACCACTTGGACATTGTCACAGACTCTGGCATTTAAGATTTCTAATAAAGGATTAGATAGCAGTGGGATATATGCAGTAACTACTGGCGGGGCTGTGTATAAAAAAGTCTTAGGTTCTTGGAATCAATGGGGCACAATGACTGCTAATACAATTGTAGGTGTTGTGGCTGCTACTCCAAGCATACTAAATTATACTGCTGCCAATTTGTTGGTCAATCAATCAACCACTGTGGGAACCAGTTGGAATGCTGGTGCAAAAACATTGACTTTGACCGGAAATAGAAGCGAAGTAAATGCTGATCTAGACACAGTAAAATTCACAGTTACTAATGGCTTTACCAGTAATTTTATTCTAACATATACGGTAACTACACCTGCAGCCATTACTGATGATAGAGATCAAAATGTTATTAGATCATTTTAAGGATTAGATATGGCTACACAAACACAATTTACAATTAATGGAGTTATTGATACTGGTCAATCAATTTTAAGCAATTTAGAATTATTAGCCAGCGCCGCAGGTTCTTGGTTAACTTATGATGTTACCATTGGTAAATGGGCTTTTGTAATTAATTCTACTGGGTCCAGCATCAAAAGTTTTTCAGATAGCAATATAATAGGTGCTATCAATGTATCTAGCACAGGCATTACTGAACTCTATAACAGTGTAGAAATTGATTTCCCACATCGAGATTTAAAAGATGCAAGAGATTATATTACCTTTGTCATTGACAGTAATGAATTGTATCCCAACGAACCTGATAATAGATTAAAAATTAGTTTTGATATTGTTAATAATCCTGTGCAGGCACAATTGCTGGCCAGCAGAGAACTTAAGCAGAGTCGTGTGGACAAGGTCATAGAGTTTAGAACTGATTATACTAGTATTGGTCTCAAAGCTGGTGATTTAATTGATATTACCAGCACAATGTATGGTTTTACCAGCAAAGTATTTAGAATCATCAGCATACAGGAAGTTGATGAAGAAGATGGCACATTGTCTTTAAGTATACGTGCATTGGAATATGACAGCAATGTCTATGACACCACTGGACTAACTTATTCTGCAAGGACTATTGACAATGGCATTATAACCAAAGATGCTAACACTGCTACTAAACGCAGTGATAATGAAGCAGTGGGATTTGACCTATCAAATGCACTTTTAGGGCTTGGAGGTGTGGCTTTGTTAAATGCATTGCTAAAAGGTTTTGCTTCTGGAGATCGCAATCTTGGACAACCTGGATTAACACCATTAATTTTTACTGCAGATGTGCCAACTATTGAAATTACTACAACATCTTCTTTGGCTTCAATTGTCGAAGCCATTTATAATACTGGATATACAGTAAATGCTCCATATTCAGGATATTATAAAGTTGATTATCTAGTTAATTGGGGTGGCGTGGGAGGCAATCCTCCACCAATAATAGGCTGTTTAAAAAATTCAAGAATCTCTATCTTTATTAATGGTATTGAACAAGCCACTGATCCAAATAGAGGAACAGCCAGCACTGGTGATGCATGGAGTCCATTATTTGAAGATCAAAGTCTAAGTGCATTTGTTTATGCTAATCAAAATGATATTATAGAATTTAAAATTGGATTATCTACTAATTGGCCTACTTATTATGCTAGTGATGTAGCAACTTTTGCTCCTGGATATCCATCATTTACACCAGCTGGTAATGATAGAGCAAGTGTATTTTTAAACATTGAATTATTTTATGTAGGAAGCTAAATGAAAAAATGTGTTTATGATATTTCTTCTGGAAAAGTTTTAGCTTATGCCAATGAACAACAAAATATTAATTCTATAATGGACAATTATACTAATTGTGATTACATAGAAATTAATGAATTGCCATTAAGAAAAGAATTTGGCCATTGGCATGTTGATTTAGAAACAAAACAACATATTAAAATAACCTAAATCTTTTTTGAACTTTTTTCAACTTTTTTTCCCTTTTTCCAGGGTTTTTCTGTGTTTAGGTTAAATACTAGTGCGATTCGCACAGCACATAATCTTTAAAGGAGACATATATGTCAGCAGCAAGTAATTATCTAGAGAATAAAGTTCTCGATCACGTTTTAACAGCAACATCATACACAGCGCCTGGCACACGTTATTTGGCCTTGTTTACAGCTGATGGTGGCTTAGAAACAAACAGCCCAAGCTCAGAAGTTTCTACCAGTGGCACAGCATACAGCCGTAAGGCAGTGACTTTTGCCGCAGCATCAAGTGGCACCAGTGCAACCAACGCTACTGTAACTTTTGATGCAGCTACAGCTAACTGGGGCACAATCACTCACGTGGCAGTTATGGATGCCTCAACTGCCGGTAACGTATTGTTCTGGGGCGCAGTTACAACCAGCAAGACTATTGAAACTGGCGATACTTTCCAAGTATCCAGCGGTAACTTAACGATCAGCTTGGCCTGATTGTTATTAGACCTGATTAGGGGACTCAGCTCCCCTTTCAGGCTGACAACATGGGAATTAAAGACTTGGACTCCTTTAATTCTTTAAAACTAACACATCGTGGAGCAAGTCACAAATGGCAACAATTTACACAAGAGCAAGCAAAGGATCAGCGTTAACCTGGGCTGAAGGTGATGCAAACGTCACAAATTTAAACAACGCAAAATTAGAAAATGTCGCGGAAGATCTTACTCCACAATTAGGTGGTAATTTAGACGTTAACGGCAACAGCATTGTCAGCACCAGTAATGCTAATATTGAAATAGCACCTAACGGAACTGGTGATGTATATCTCACAGCAGATACAATAAGAGTTGGTGATTCAAATGCCAACGCTACTGTTACTACCAATGGCACAGGTGATTTAATATTAAACACCAATTCTGGAACCAACAGCGGTGCCATTACTATCCAAGATGGTATTGATGGAGACATTACTGTTGTGCCTAATGGCATAGGTAAGGTTCACTTTGAAACCAGTGAAACTCGCGTAGGTATCAATAATACCAATGCCAAAATTACTACCAAAGGCACAGGCGATCTTACATTAGACACCAATTCTGGCACTAATTCAGGATCAATAACCATTGCTGATGGTGTTAATGGCAACATTAGCATTACACCAAACGGCACTGGCAGCATTGTATTAGATGGCTTAAATTGGCCACAAGCAGATGGCACAGCCGATTATGTGTTAAAAACAAATGGTGCAGGTCAATTAAGTTGGGTTGCACAACCAACAGATACAAATACAACCTACAGCATCAGTGCAGAAACAGCCACTGGTGGTGTAAACTTACGCCTAACAGGCAGCGATGCTGTTACTGACGATGTTAAATTGGCTGCAGGTTCAAATATTACACTAACACGCACTGATGCCAGCACAATTACCATTGCTGCCACAGACACTACTGGCATTACCAGTGTCAGTGCTGACACTACACCAAAATTAGGTGGTAATTTAGATGTTCAAACTTATAAAATAATATCTACATCTAATGGTAATATTGAGATAGAGCCTAATGGCACTGGCGATGTTTACTTGACCGCAGATACTGTGCGTATTGGTGACAGTAATGCCAATGCTACCATCACAACAAACGGCACAGGTGATTTAATACTAAACACCAATAACGGCACAAATAGCGGTAGTATCACTATACAAGATGCAGCTAATGGTAATATTCAATTAAGCCCAAATGGCACCGGTATGACCATGTTGGACAATATTGAATATCATGAAAAGATTCACAGTTTAGGCACAACATCGGGAACTATCACACCAGATGCTGCCAATGGCAATGTTCAAAAAATTGAACTTAATGGTAATCTTACATTTTCAGCATTCAGTAACCCTATCACTGGACAAAGCATTACATTAATTGTAGATACTAACGGCACTGGGCGCACATTGACCAGCACAATGAAATTTGCTGGTGGATCAAAAACATTAAGCACTACTGATACTTTTGATATTATCAGTGTATTTTACGATGGCACAAATTATTATGCCAGTTTAGCCAAGGACTTTAAGTAATGCCATTAGGATCATTTAGACTTAATGCGTTGAGCAAATATGAAGTGCCCAGCGGCTATACAACGCCAACAGCAGAATTTACTGATGATGCTGATACTAAATTATTATTAAAATTTAATGGCAATTATAACGATACCAATACCAGCGGCAGGACTGCTAAAACTATACAGACACTAGATTCTCCAAGTAGGAATTCTACAATTAAGAAATTTGGCACAGAAAGTTTATTAATAGATGCCAGTGCCAGCGTGTTAGACAGAGTGTATACAACATCTACAAATAGTGATTTCTTTTGGATGAATCAAAATTTTACTTTAGAATTTTGGACATATGTGCCTAGTTTTACTGACATGACCTATCCTTATAGCAGTGGTCTTAGCAAACAAACAGGACAAACAGTTGGCGGCGACTGGGGTTGGAGTTTTGGATTTATATCAGATGCCACTTTAAGATTCTATTATTGGAATGGTAGTGGCCCTAGTTTTATTACCTCAACGGTGACTGCGGCAATTAATACTTGGCATCACTGTATGCTTGACTATCGTCATAGTGATGGTAGAATAAGAATGGGACTTAATGGTGAATTTGTTGGTGAGGCTACTAAAGTAGGAACACCAAGCACCGGCGGAACACAATTTACTATAGGTTCAGTAAGAGTAAATTCACCAAATTTTTATATTGATGAATTAAGAGTAAGTCATTCATTAAGATATTAAGGAACGAACATGACCCGTGAAGTTACTGATCAACTGTATATTGAATTAGAGTATTTTACTCCTGAAGAGTATTATGTCTATATTGCCAATGGTAGCAGTGCGCAATCCAGTTCGGTAACACAAACTACAGATATATCAGTAATTAAAACTAGTGCAGTTGCAATATCTAGCACATCTACACTAACAGCAACCATTAGTCACATTGAAGGTGCAGACCTTGTGGCATTTGCTGAAGCTAATATTAGTGCTGTTAGTGACAGGATACGGGACACAACTAGCACACAATCTAGTGCATTTACGCAATCCACTGTTATTGATAGATTAAGAGATGCAGACAGCACACAATCTAGTGCATTTACAATCACTGCAGATGCAACACTTATCCCAGGCGGTGTCACCGAAGAAGGTGTTGCAGATTTAACCAGCACTGCAACAATTAGTGTTAGCGTTGATAGATTAAGAGATGGTGCAAGCAGCCAATCCAGCGCATTTAGTCAATCTGTTGTCATTGACAGAATTAGAGATGCGGTCAGCACACCATCTAGTGAATTTACACAAACAGTAACCATTAATAAAATTATGGATGCAGTCAGCAGCCAATCTGTTGCATTCATTCAATCCACTGTTATTGATAGAATAAGAGATGCTGCCAGCACTCAAACTAGTGAATTTACACAGACTGCTATATGCTTTAAAATTATGCAGTTTGATGTTGCAGTGACCAGCGCATTTACACCTGTAATGACTGTGGAAGCAATACGTAATAGTTTCGCAGTATTAGACGCCGTTGTATCTATTGATGTAGATGCAGTTGCGAATCGTGCGGCTAATATCACAATCGAAAGCATAGTCAATCAAAGCCTAAGTGGGGATAGATTCCGTGATTATGCCAGCACACAATCTGCAGAATTCACACAGACATCAAACATAGAAAGAATCAGAGCAACATCTAGTTCAATTAATTCAGAATTTACTCAATCTATCAATATTGATAGAATAAGAAGTATATCAAGCACACAAACTAGTGCATTTACCCAACAATCATCAGTATCAAAAACAGCCTTAGCATCTAGCACACAGTCTAGCGCATTCTCGATTAGTGCAGGACTTGGTGGTCCTGCAAGAGCTAGTGCTAATTTAAGTGCATCAAGTCTGTTATTAACAGCCAAATATATCAATGGTAGTCGACCACTAAATCTTAGTGGCAGCAACTATCAATTTATTACATCGCCAATACAATATGGCACCCATGCATTAAATGTTTTTGACACTGGGCTTTTACAAACTGCTGTTGATCAAACATTAATTCCTAATGAAAATCAACAATTTGTAATTGAATTTTGGTGGGATCCATTAGATAGCAAATTAGCTGCTGCAGATCCTGTTATAATGTATTTGGGAACTGGAACTACTGACATTACCAATATCAGTTCAAATACCGCTTGGGCTATTGGTATTGAAAGCAACGAATCTACAGGACAAAATTTCCTACAATTTAGATATAGATACTTGACCACAGTTTATAATCTAAGTGGTCAAGTATCAAATATCACAGCCAAAACACACATTGCTGTTCTTAGAGGCAGTGATGGCGTAATTAGAATTTACAAAGATAACAGTCAAGTTGCCAGTGGCTCATACACAGGCACCTTTACTATGAATTCACCAAGCACCAATTGTAAACTATCGTTTACTGGTGATGAATTTAATGTTCCTTTAGGTGGTGTTAATGGAGCAATGTTTGATGAATTCAGTTATAGGATTGGTTCAAGCACCATTAGTGGTTACAGCGGTGTTATTACCAACGAACCTGACACACAAAAGGCACTTTACCACTTTGATAATAATCTTAATGATGATACAATTGTAACATATAGTGTTTCAGCAGCACTGTCTTCAACTGCATCAATCACTGCCAAATTAACCGGTAGCGTGTTTGCAGATGTGGATCTGACTGCTACTAGCAGTGTATCAGCTCAAATATCAAATATCAAACAGGCAGCAAGTAATCAAACTAGTGCATTCTCACAAACAGCAGATGTCATAAGAATAAGAAGTGTTGATAGCGCACAGTCAAGTGCATTTACAAGCACAATCACAGCAGAAGTTACACGTTCAACTGGTGTAGATTTAACTAGTGCATTTACTCAGTCTGCAACAGCAACACGTATCCAAGAAGGCGAAGCCAATTTTGATGCAGTGGCCAGCCAACTTGCGGCTGTGGCAAAGATTGGTGACTTCTTAATTGCCTGCGATGTTGTGGCTAGCCAAACTGTAACAGCATCCATAACAAGAGATGTTGCCAGCACACAATCCAGTGCATTCACACAAAATACTGATGGCATTAAGGCTGTGGAAGCATCTAGCACACTGGTTTTAGAAACTACTATTGCATCAACAGTGACAAGATTTGCAGGACTTGCAGCCAATTTAACTAGTGAATTCACACAGACATCAACAGTTAACGAGATCGTAGAACTTGCTGCTGATTTGTCAAGTGCATTTACATTATCAGCAGATGCTGTTGGTAGCACTGTGGGTTATGCTGCTGATTTGTCAAGTGCATTTACACAAACCGCACAGGCATTAAGAATCAAAACATCTGATGCAATTAGCCTAATTACTGTTGCAACGCAAAATACTCAAATAGCTAGAATTAGAGATTTTGCCAGTGTGGAAAACGCTCAAGCAGACATAAATGCAATTTCCACAAGAATATTTGACAGTGGCATTTTAGATTTTGATGCAGTTGCTAGCCAATTGTCTGCTGTGGTCAAAACTGGCAATGCTTTAGTGGCCTGTGATGTTATTTCGTCGTTAAATGCCGATGTAAACATTATTGCCAGCGGTGTAGATGCACTTTTTGCAGAATTCACACAGATTTCAAATGTAGCGAAAAATGCTGTAAGTTCAGCTGATTTTAACAGCGAATTCACGCAAGTTAGCAACGTGATCAAAGCTGTTAATGCAACAGGTGCATTTAACAGTGATTTTGCCTTAACAGCAACCCCTGTTAAGAACACAGATATTATCAGTATCAAGGTTGGGACATTTACTCAAACTACTGCGGCTGTTAAAACTGCCAGTGGCGCAAGTAATTTTGAAAGTATCGCTTTTGAAATGTCAGTTGGTGACCGAGTAAGACTAGCCAATGCCGATTTAACAAGTGAATTCACACAAACAGCAAATGTAGGCAAAATTATTGGGGTTGTATGTAATATTAACAGCGCATTTACACCTGTAATGACTGTTAGAGTTATACATATTGTAGATGCATGGACCTACAAGATCAAACGTGAGGATAGAACGTTTGAGATCAAAGAAGAAACAAGAATTTATAAGATAAGGGAAGCATAAAATGGCCACAGGATTTATACAGACCACTCAAGGTCTACAAATCGAAAAAGACACTGAAGCGCAATTGGTCTACACATTTGATTGGGTAGATTGGTTGCCACAAGGTGACAGTCTAAGCACAGCAAATTATACAATTACTGCTAGGGCTAATGATCCTGACCCATTAACTCGTGTAAGTCAGGGTATACAAGGCACCAGGACCTATGTGGAGTTAAGCAATGGACAAAAGGGCAAGACCTATGTGGTAACTGCTGCAATTACCACAGCTGATGGACTCATCGATCGTAGATACTTTAGAGTTAAGGTTTTAGATCGTAGCGCATAATACTAGCAGTTAAATACTGGTGCTATGAAACCAGAAGATTACCTACGTAAACTCAGTGAAATCGCTGAATGGGAAGTGCCTAAAATTGACGAAGTTGATAAAGCTCGTCGAACACCTCCACATTTAAAAAAACGCACAAGATATAAAACTGAGGAAGAATATTTAGAATCCTTAAATTCACTAAATCCAGACTTTGTTCAAAATGGTCGTAACCTGACCATGATGCCTAGAATCAAACGCATCAAATTTGAACTCAAAGCCTGTAGTTTAAATTGTGGACAACAGGTCATAGACCAAAAAATAGAAAAAAGTTTCCATAATTGGCCCCAAGCTCATTGGAGGACCAAATGCACCAATTGTCAGTATTATCTGCATCCAGAAGGACATTTGGTCAAGGGCACTCATGAAATTACCGCCTATTTCAAGCGTAAAATTGCAGACAAAAATAAATAAATGTGTTGTAGTGCAACGCCATTATAGATCTCTCCTAAGGTCTATTCCTCTCCTCGAGGATATGAGTCTGTCAACTCAACAACCACTCCGTTAAGTTTAGCCATAACTTAACTTCGAGCACTACAACTGCCCCAGCAACGCCTGGGGTATTTTTTTGAGCATAAAAAAGCCCCACTGTTTCCAGTGAGGCCTAAGGCAACAAGTTAATGTAAGGCGTAACATTAACAGATTTTCAAAATCCAAAAGCTATAAGTCTAGCCCCTTGCGGGACACCCTGAATGGTGTGACAAATCTCCTTTGTGTCTTTATTATACACTAATGATTACCGCCGTCAAGTGTTTTGGCTTGATTGATTTCATGTAGTGCATCAATTTGCAGTTGCATGGTCACTACCAACTGTTCACGTAGGTCTAGAATTTCTTGACGCATATGTGTTTGATTTTCTATCAATGCTTTTATTTGACGTGCCTGTGAATTTTGACTTTTGGCCAATTCCAATATCTGTCCGTCTTGTTGATTGCATTTTTGATCCAATGCTACAATAGCATCATAAGGATCCCAAGGTGGTCTAAATTCCATATTATCGCTTTCTCAATTGTTTTTGTCTACGCAGTTGTTCCCTACGTGTAATGATCACAGCATTAGTTTCAGTCCAACCTAATTCTGGGTCTTCCATGGTCATACACAAATCATCAACACCCCTGCCTCTAAGATGGAACCGTCCATCCCAAATCTTTTCCCATTGCTCAAATGTCAAATCCCAAATCTCACCTCTGTAATGAGCCTGTGATCTTGCCTTGTGCCAAGGTTGATGTAGATAATGTCTTTGTGGATCTGGACCCACAAGCCAAGTATGTGGTCTGGGTCCACGTGCTCCAGAATGTGTGCGTCCTTGCATCTGTGGTCTAGGGCGACCTTTGCTACTATTAGGAATACCCCTTTGTGGGCTTGGTATGCCTTGCAAAGCATGGGGTGGATGCAACCCACGTTGAATATATTGTTCACGTATTTGTCTACGACGTTTTTTGTTAGCCTGTCGATATTCATCTAATGTAGGTAATCTATTCACAGCACCAATAGGCATTAAATTTGCTTCTGCTTGATAAATTGCCATAAGTTTCTCCTATTTTTTATATTTATTGTTTACTGCTTATTCACTGTATTTTTTAGGTTCAAATTGCAATTTAAACCACATCAAATGGCGATGGCTGCCTATAATATAAATTTTTATTGTTTGCGTTTGAGCATGCCAATCTCTGTTTTGGAATTCAATATCAAATTCCACATTTGCCTTATAATAGAGATCTTCTCCAACGACTTTTTTGATTAGTTCATTGACATCAACATATTCAAAATAGTCATCATCATTGATAATAAATTCAGTTAATAATTGTTTCATCTGTATTTTGGATACCTTCTTTGGAATTCCCTACTAAAATAATCTGCCCAATAATCATCTAAATTTTGAATCCCCCATTTCAAATATGTCAATGGTAAATCTTTAATCATTTTACCTGTATGCATGCCAAAAGTTAATCTACGTTGTGTGTATTCACTGTTGTTCAAGTGCTGATTCCACTCTAGTGCTACCATTTTAGACTTAATTTTGTTCATTTTGAGTCCCTAATCAAAAGAAGTGCGACACTATAATGCTTGTTATTATTGTTACTATTAAGTAAAATCATATTTCTATCAAGATGTAGTTTAATCATTTTCATCTGTTAGTTTCTCCCAATCAATGTCTATCAAATAACCTGTTTTAGTTCGAACTAAATCCCTTAGTTCAATGGGATCAATCATATCCCTACTTCTCCAACCATCATGTTCTAACAGATAGGTGTGGTTATTCCTTTTAAGATACTTTTCGATTTCCTTCATGATTTCCTCTTCGAGTTCTCGATATAATTGTGCTTTTTGTCTACCACTGACTCTTTTTAGTTTGAACTCATCGCTATTTTTCTTTTTCTTATCACTGTATTGTCTTGGTAATGTGGGACTTATCTGATGCCATACACATTTTATTTCATTACGAAGTTCAGTGACAAAACTGTCATCTTTAAGACATTGAATATATCTAGCGTTGCCTTCAAGTTCTTGATAGATGCGTGTTTCTCTATTAAAACTCAAAAACGCACCTTGGAAAAGGGCAGTGATTGCAGTTTTTACAGCCTTCACTGGCATGCTGTAATTTTGTGCTATCTGCTCTCTTATCTGTGTTCTATTTGATAGGTAAAGATCGATATTTGGCGTAGGGGTTTTGAAACCCAATTTACGTGCATACTGTGTGATCAACGTGGGCGCACAACACACAATGTCATAGTTGTAGTTGTAGCCATATTTTTGCATGGCAAGTTCTTTAATTGCTCTTGGCAAACTTTGTATGGGGTGATATTGCCTGTTGCTGGTCTTGTTGTATTTGAAATCACCCGTCTCTAATTGATCCTCGTAACGACTTATAATTTTAGTTGTCAGTGTAGCAGTTCTCAAGCCAATTTTTTTTGCAAGATTATCAGCAGCAGATTTGTTTAACAAATACTTTTTGCAAACACCTGCTTGCATACTGTAATGTCCATCGACTTCTTTTAACAATAGAGTTTTTAAGTAACGACCAAGCGGCCTGCTGGTATCACTTAAATGCTTGGCGATTTGTCTTGTGCTGAGCCAATTTGCTTTGGTGCTACTGACCAATTGGCAAAATTCCAAGGCCTTTTCAACACGTCGACGAATGCGTGGGTCAGAAAAATTTGGTTCGTATTTGTTCATTCAAATAGATCCCTAAATTTTGTGCGCCCACGACGCTGATCTTCTTCATCCCAAATGCTTTTTAAATCACTGAAAATTTCGTTGGGATCATCAGTTTCCCATTCAATTATGACGTCACTGTCTGCATTGATGACTGTGCCGCCATCTCGAAGTTTTTTCAATTTCAAATTATTCAACACAAATCCATGTTGACTATGGCGCAGAATGTGCTGCCAATTTTGGTGATTGCGATTGTTGGAGTCTACATAGGTCACGTATTCGTTACGATCCAAAACGCCTACCAAACCAATTTCTGTGATGTAATTGCCATATTTGCTTAAACGCTGACGTTGATGCATGATCACATAAGGTTGCTTCATTTCTTTCTCCTCTAGTTCTGTCAACTATATTTAGTATAACACACAAACGAACCCCTGTCTAACGGTTTGATTTGACAGCCAAAAAGAGTGACAACTTCATGGACTTTAAATATAATGTAGACATGCTAAAAACTAAACCACCTGCCACCAGCTCGCAACTTTTAAAACGTTGGATTAAGAGACAACAACACACAGTCCGCCCCAACCAAATTTATATAAGTTGGCTGCGTAAACAGATCAAATTCACAACATCAACTAGGAGTGACCATGATTAAAACATTATTGATATTGATAGTGGCAGTGTTGCAGACAGCCTGCGCGCCCATGATGACACAGGTGGCCAATTACTATAATTGGAATGACCCCTGCCAAGAATCCGCAGCCTGGGGTCGACCACAAAATTATCAAGCACCCAATTGGTGTGGCGCCAGCAATGGTGGCATGGTCATAACAGATAGAAATTTTTATCCACAGGGCTATATTAGAGCGAATAAATAAATGCGTCAGTAGTTAGACAAAACCTTCCTTAAACCGTAGAAACCTCCTGAAATATGGGGGTTTCTTTTTGACTGTTGTAAATACATTATGACAGATAATCAGCACACTGACCTTGACCAAGAGCAAGGTGAACCCATAGCCAGTGAAGACCCCATACAGGATTTAGAAAATTATCCTAAATGGGAATATCCTGAGCGCAGAGATCCTAAATGGGGTGAAGTAACTCGACGCGGACTTGTTGTGGGCAGAGGAAAAACACAGCGAGTAGTGCCGCCTGATGAAGTTTACAAATTGGCCTGCATGGGCTGTCCAGACAGAGAAATTGCTGAATGGTTTGATGTAAGCGAATCTACACTTCGCTATAACTTTAGTTCCTATCTAACAAAAGCTAGAGCACATTTAAAGCAACGCTTACGTCAAGCACAGTTACGCACAGCCTTTGAAGGCAACCCAACAATGCTGGTTTGGCTGGGCAAAAACATACTGGGTCAAACAGACAATCCTATTAACACAGAAGACAACAAGCCTTTACCTTGGAGCGATGATTAATGGCCACCAACAATGAACGTATTGCAGTATTAGAAACCAAAGTGGACGATATCAAAGAAGATATCACACAGATGCGCAAGGAAAATCGCGAAGACCACGCCATAGTTATTAAGAAGTTAGAACGTATTGAAAGTGTTAAAAACTATTGGTTAGGTGCACTGGCACTTATTGGACCTATAATTGCTTTTATCATTGCACACATTGATTGGAAGGAATTGTTAAAATAATGAGTTTAATTTTAGTCAGTCAGTTTATCAGTGATCAGGGATTTGCAGATATTGCCTATCAAGAATTAGCACCTCACTATGTGCTTATGTGTTATGATAGAGAAAAGAATCTAGTGGTCAAAGATTACTTTACCAGCCAACAACAGGCCGAAGACCGTGCAGAGGATTGGGTCTCATGCCACTAAGCATGGCGCAAACAGCCATTGCTGATGACAAACATAGATTTCGTGTGGCAGTGTGCGGACGTAGATTTGGCAAAACACATTTGGCCATACGTGAACTCTGCAAGTTTGCACGTATCCCAGAACGTGAATGCTGGTTTGTTGCACCCACATATAGACAGGCCAAACAGATTGTTTGGCGTAAATTAAAACAAAAGCTCATTGACCTAAAGTGGGCTAACAAAATAAACGAAAGTGAATTATCAATTATACTAAAAAATGGATCAACTATCGCTCTTAAAGGTGCAGATAATCATGACAGCCTGCGCGGTGTGGGTCTTGATTTTATTGTGCTTGACGAATTTGCTGATATAGATCCAGAAGCATTTTATGAAACACTAAGACCAACGCTCAGTGACAAAGAAGGTGCAGCCTTGTTTATTGGCACTCCCAAAGGCATAGGCAACTGGGCACATGAACTTTACCAAATGCAGGTAGAGAATCCAGAATTATGGAGCAGTCACACTTACACTACCTTAGATGGTGGCAACGTTAGTGCAGAAGAAATAGAACAAGCACGTCGTGACTTAGATGCTAGAACATTTCGCCAAGAGTATATGGCTACATTTGAAACATATACTGGCAGGATATTTTATAACTTTGATCGCAAGACACATGTTAAACACTATGAAGGTCCCGCACCAGATATGCTGTATATAGGCATGGACTTTAACATAGACCCAATGAGTGCTGTGATTATGGTAAGACAAGGAGAAGTGTTGCATGTCATCGACGAAATCCGTATGTATTCTTCTAATACCAAAGAAACAGTGGAAGAAATTCATAGCCGATACTCAAAGACTAAGATCTGGGTCTACCCTGACCCCGCAGCACGACAACGAAAAACATCAGCGGGTGGTGCCACGGATATTACTATCTTGCAAAACGCAGGATTCATAGTTAAAGCACCAAATGCACACAACCCTGTGCGTGATGGTATTAACGCAGTAAACAGTAGATTAAAAAGTGACACAGGAGACATTAAACTGTTTGTGGACCCTAAATGCCGACATACTATTGAATGTTTAGAACGTTACAGTTACAAAGAAGGCACTAGCCAACCAGATAAAGATGCTGGATATGATCACATGATGGATGCATTACGCTATGCAGTGGATTATATGTTCCCTGTTAAAAGAGATATGGATCCAAGTGCAATGATTCCTCAGCGTTGGGCTCACAAGTTAGCCGCTTAAATATACACAAGGAAAATAAAACATGGACGCAATTCAAACAATCACAACGGAAATTACTAGGTTAACTAGTGGTAACCTAACATTTAACACTTACCAACCTATATGGCAATATTTGCTAGAAAGCTATATTGGCGGTGAGGAATATAGACGTGCAGGACACCTTACACGTTATCAATTAGAAACAGATGCAGAATACACAGCAAGACTAAAAACCACACCATTAGAAAATCATTGCCAAAGTGTGGTCAGTGTTTACAACAGTTTTCTTTTCCGTGAAGAACCAGATAGAGATTTTGAAAACAACACAGAATCATTTGAATTAGAAATGTTTTTGCGTGATGCTGACCTTGATGGTCGCAGCCTCGATGCATTTATGAAAGATGTGGCCACTTGGATGAGCGTGTTTGGACACTGCTGGATCATGGTCACAAAGCCCAATGTTGGTGCAGTAACTATTGCTGATGAACAGGCACAGGGAGTGCGTCCATATGTTAGCCTGTTAACACCAATGGTAGTTACTGACTGGCGTTGGAGCCGTAGCATTACAGGACGTTATGAATTAACATACTTAAAGTATCAAGAAGATGTTAATGGAGATACTCAAACTATCAAAGAATGGCGCCCAGAATCAATACGAACTGTGACTGTTAACACCAAAGACAGCATCATTTATGAAGACATAGTCGAAGTAAATGGATTGGGCAAGATCCCAGCAGTGGTAGCATACAATGGTCGCAGTAGTGTTCGTGGCATTGGTGTTAGTGATATTACAGATATTGCTGACCTACAAAAGTTTATCTATAACGCCACCAGCGAAGTAGAACAAACTATTAGAATGGACAGCCACCCAAGTTTAGTTAAAACCAGTGACACAATCGCAGGCACAGGATCAGGCGCTATTATACAAGTGCCTGACAACTTGGATCCAGGCTTAAAGCCATATCTTCTTGAACACAATGGTGCTAGTGTGGATGCTATCTACATGGCCATAAATCACGCAGTAGAAGCCATTGATAAAATGGCCAACATTGGTGCAGTGCGTGCCACAGAAAGTAGAACAATGAGTGGTGTTGCAATGGAAACTGAATTCCAATTGTTAAATGCACGCCTAAGTGAAAAAGCCGACAATTTAGAACTAGCTGAAGAACAAATGTGGCAGCTATGGTTTGAATACATGGGCGAGCAGTGGATGGGATCAGTTGATTACCCAGGCAGCTTTAACATTCGCGATACCAGCAAAGAAATTGAACAATTACAAATAGCAGCCAATACCAATCCTGCAGACCCGCGTGTTAAGGCTGCTATTGACATGAAGATTTTAGATTGGCTTGACCTTGATGAAGATGAGCTTGCGGCTATAGGTGATGCAAGGATTATAAATCCCGACACAGTGCCTGAGCGTGATGATGGTGAAGAATTTGAACCACACATCATGATCAATCCAATAACTAAAGAAGAAGTAGTTGCGTCAACACATGAACAACATCTAGTGTTGGCAAATCAAGGCTATTATCATAAAAAAGGAGATTAATA